TGTCCGAAAGGGTTTCTTCCAAATTAACTCTTCAATGGGGCTATTGAAGAAATTTAATGATTCGGCAGGAGTTTTATATTTTTGAAAAAGTTTTAATATGAAATTTGCTTGATTTTCTGTAAGCTGCTTATTTGCAGATACAATGTTATAGAAACTAGTCAATGCGGAAAGATCTTGAGGTTGCACTCGTAGTTTCAGACCGACTACTAGATCATAAAAATCTAAAAAAACGTCTTCTGCGTAGGATGGTGATGACATTTTTAAATTATACTACCTTTAAAAATGAAAGTCAACGATTCTGTAAAATTTTATTGATTAATCTAGATTGTGGAAGTCCGTTGGATATTTCCTCAACTGTCCATTCAGTATGGCACAGTTTCAAGAACCAATCTTCTCTGTCTGGCAATGTTATTTTTTCAATATTTTCGATAGTTCCGGACAACTTTGATGCTAAACTAGAAGCATCGCAAATTACAGGGACTCCTTGTATTGCCGCCTGCACAGCTGGACCGCTATTGTGATTGATCACGCAATGATAGTTATAAAAAATATTAAAATCGTCATAGGTGTTAGGAACACGCTTGGGCTGATCAATTATGATTCCGGGTATTTTTAATGGAAACAATGACCTGGGATGGGGGCGTACTACTATCCTTCTCTTCGAATATTGTCGAACTCGATCTATAGTTTCTTCTACCCACACTTTCATTGGCTTCATTCCTTCCCATTGAAGACTATGACTATGTTGAGCTGCAATCAGTATTTCACCACGACGCTGTTGTTGTACTGGTTGTAGGTCGATACCTAATTTTTTTGGTCTGCCAGCGTCTAGATCTTCCAAATTTCCAAATTCTCCGAGGCCATTGATGTTGTTAATGCTTAACCTCCAAGTTTTCCCTCTTAATAGATTTCCCACTTCGATGATTATAATCGGAGTGTTTGTCTCTTTGCATTTTTTATAAACTTGTTGATTGCCAGCCATACGTCCTTGCCATAACACTGACCAAATAACTGCTACATCTTCGTCATTTTTGACAATTTCGTGGCCAAGAGATGTTAGGCCTTGTTCGAAGGCATTAAAAATTTCAGGACTGTTGAGAGCTCCGTGCTCTCGATATAATTTGAAGCGCATATGATGTAATAAATATCAGAGTATTTAATGATTATGAACAAGTTCCAAAAAAGAATTAGTAAAACTGCCAAAAATCACGGCTCTGCTCTAGTAATAGGCAGCGGGCTAGGCCATCTTGAAGAAATTTTAGAAGTATTTAGAATAGTATTTGTGATAGCGGATGTAGCTCCTAATATCAAGGCGCGGAATCTCACTTTTAGAGAAAATTTCGATGACCTAAATCCTATCACAGATGTTGATGCGATTTTTTTCGACCTCGATCACATAAAATATTTAGAAAATGTATCACCAGTATGGCATAAGTACCCTGCCCCAATATTGATCGAAGGTAATGATGTCATAGAAAGAGAATTTTCTAAACCATTGTACAAACACAATTATAGAGCAGTGGATCAACAGGGAATTTACCACGTATGGAAAATAATATAATGAAGATAGCTGTCGTAACAACATTCCACGAAGAGGGATTAAAAAAATATGCACAACGAATGATTGACACGTTCTGCACTAATTGGCCTGAAGAAATAAAATTACACATTTATCCTGAAAAATGCAATCCTGCGATACGAAATCACAATCATGTAACGCTAACTGATCTTGATTCAGTTAAAGAACTAACAGAATTTAAAGATCGATGGAAAGGTGTACCAAAAGCCAACGGGGATGTTTCAAAAGATCCTGTGAGATCTCGAAGAAAAGACTCGGGTAAAGGTTTTAAGTGGCATGCTGTGAGATTTGCTCATAAAGTTTATGCTATATTTGATTGTGCAAAAAATACAGACGCTGACATTTTAATATGGATGGATGCTGATACTATCTGCCACAGTCCTATTACCATGCAGGACCTATGTAAGATGATACCTGCAGATTCCGAACTGTGCTATCTCGGTAGAAAAGGCAAATATTCAGAATGTGGATTATATTCTATGAATCTACGTAGTCCTAACGTACAGGCATTCTTAAAAGAATTTCAAAGATTCTATGACCAAGCAGAACATGGAATTTTTCAACTAGATGAGTGGCACGACAGTTTTGTATTTGATGCTGTTAGAATAAAATTTCCACAGATGCGTCAGTTAGACTGGGCTGCACACCTTCATGATCTTCGACCTGCTCCGGGGATGACGTCAGGCGAAGGACATCCATTAATTAACAGTCAATGGGGTGCTTGGTTGGATCATTTAAAAGGCGATAGAAAATCTATAGGACGTAGTAAGAGAGAAGATTTGAAAGTTCAACGAAAAGAAGCATATTGGCAGAGGTAATCTATGTATAATTTTTTATGCGTGGGCGGAGAAAAGTATGGTTGTAATTTATTCACCGCAGGAAGCCATGGTAAAATAGTAGACGTTCAAGAAGCATTATCTGATACGTCTTTGCCTCTTTGCTGGGCTGGTTCGCATAAAGAAACATTGTATCGACATTGTATAGAAAACAACAGAAAATTTTATAATTTAGATACAGGATACTTTGGAAACACAAAAAGAAAAGAAATAATTCGTGTTAGTATAAACAATCTACAAGACCAAGGGCCGATCATAAAAAGGCCAGCGGATAGATTTAATTCATTGAATCTCGAAATTCAAAATTTTAAAAGAGGAACTAAGATTGTCATTGTTCCGCCTGACGAGAAAATATCTAAAGTGTTTAACCTATCTAACACATGGGTCGCCGACGTAAAAAACGAAATTGAAAAATATACAGATAGGCCAATTCATATAAGAAATAGGCCGCTTTCTAGAAGTGATCGATTAAATTTAGATACGTTTAAAGACTGCATCAAAGATGATGCATATGCAGTTGTTGGGTATTCATCTAATGCGTTAGTAGAGTCAGTTATGTACGGAATCCCTACTATATCATTAGGACACTCTGCGACTAACAGTTTGTTTAATTACACATTATCGGACATTGATACCATTCCCGATATAGATCAAGATCGACGATATCAATGGCTGTATCATCTTGCATACAGACAATTCACGCATAGTGAATTATCTGATGGCACTGCTTGGAATTTATTATCCGCCGAATCTTGATGCGTATGGCCCAGCTCCGAGATATCTTCCAAATTGAGATCTGTCTGTAGGAGTATTATGTCCTGATAAGGGTGCCCATAGAAATACTCTCTTGCTTTTTGTATGAATTGTTTCGTATCCGAGATCTTCCATAAATTTACAACAGGTATCGATGTCTTGGTTAACTTCAAATATAACCCAAGGATGCTGCTTTTTAATAATTTCTTCTGCTCCTTGGAGAACTTCTAATTCCCAACCTTGTACGTCTATTTTAATAAGATCAACATCTTTTAAATTTTCGTCGTCTAATCTAACCACCGGAACTGTATAACTAGAATTTATTCCCGGCCTGCACAGTTTTCCATCTCCGCAATTTTTTCCTGCTTGATGAAAATCTGCTTCACCGGCAAAGTTAGCCACGGCTTTGGTTCTAATTTCAATATCTGTGCCGACATTAGCTTTTAGGCATTCAATATTCTGCACCGATGGCTCATACCCTACGATATGATTAAATTTACCGATGAAAGGAAAGCTCCATATTCCTACATTTGCCCCTACGTCAATAAAGGTTCGTTTATTTGGAATATGTGCTAATATCTGGTTTCTAAATTTTCCTTCATACGACGGGTTTGTCTTATCAATATCGTTTTCTAAAACGAAACTGATTTTTTTATCGTCGTCTGGAACATGCCATCCGTTGTGTAATTGTCTCATATATACCTTCTAAAAAATTGCCAAGCTTCGCCGGATTTTAACTCGTCAAACTTCCAGTGGCACATTGCTAGTTTTTCGGCCCACGGTTGTCTATCGGTTATTATTGGATCTTCTATTCTACTTATATCTGTGTTAGCTACTCCAAAACTTTGACTATGTTCCGGTTGAGGATCTGTAAGAAATGTTGGCACACCTTCGATTAAACTGGCCACACTAGGACTGCTGTTATATACTACAGATGCCCATGCATTTTTTAAATCGTCGGTTAAGTTTTCTTTATCACTTAGATAAACACTTTTATGATTTAATGTCAACATAGATTTTATCTTCTTGTCCCCAGGGTGTGCTCTTACTATTATAGGACGTTTGGATTGTCTTCTAATTTTGTATATAGTCTCATTCATCCATTGGATAACATCAACACCTCCCATAGACCACCCGCCATTTCTCTGGAGGCATATTAAAATGTGTTCTCCATGTGTTCTCCATGGTTTAAGTACTAATCCTAGATCCTTACTGATCTGTTGCCACCTAGCTGGATCAACATCCCTATCAAAATAAAACCCCGTAGTTGGAAAAATTCCATCGAAACTATATCTTAGATAGTGCAAAGGATTTGATTTATTCACATACAAAAATAAATTACTGTCTACTATCAACGATCGTTTATTATTTTTCTTTTGCAAATCAATTACAGATTTTCTTAATCTTAAATGAGGTAGATCTTTACCATCGTCGTGTACAAATCCCTGTATTAATGCAACATCGCAGGGCACAGCGGTCATTAATCTGTTATCAATTGCAGTGTCGCCAGCTGCACGTACACCTTGGCAAAAATAATCTAAAATCATAGGTTTTTCTAGATTATTATTTTTAGGAGGAATTCCTCCATAGTATGCCACGGCTGTGAATTTAGACATGATATTTCTTTAATATCTGAACTGCTGTACCGTCTATTAGTTCATCATAGGTAAATTGACTGTAGCTTAACATAGCTAACCAATTAGCGGTATTTCCTCTATAAAGATTGTTTACATCAGATAATTGATTTCTTGTCACTGGATTAGTTATATGTTTGTCTAAAGTTATTGCCGGAACTCCTGCCCATACCGATTCAGTAGCAGAGTTTGAATTAATACTAATAGTGCAGTAATAATCTTCGTCGCATAGATGGTCATAAAGATTGGTCCTTATTTTTTTATTAGTCTTTTCTCTAAACACAATCTTTTTATCGGTATATTTTCTTAATTCTTCTTCGACTTTGTATCTCCATGTTTTCATGTCAACATGAAATATACCCGCAGCAAAATGTCCAGGCTCAACTACTAATATACTATCTCCCCCATCTCGCCATGGCGCTGGGTACGTGTTAAACATACCTAGTCGATCTGAAGGTGCATCGAAGTAGACTCCGTGATGCAAATGATTCCTAACTAGGCGATGCCATTTTTTGTGGGACTCTGCAAAATTAGTGTACCCGCTATCTATAAACCAGAATGGACGTTGATTATCTATTTTTGAAATTAATAAATCTTCGTTGCCTACGGTATTTCGTATCAAACAGTCTGCAGAGTAATCGGTATAATTGTGTCTCCGTATCATGACAGATGCGGGATCAATGTGGTATCCAACACTTTTGACAAAATTTTGCTGTTTATTTTTTCTGTACAACTCTAGTATTTTTTCTTCGCCTAGTGCTGTAATCAATCTTCCTACATTTCCATGTATTCTAGAAAAGTTAGCCTTTTTAGTATTAGTGATTTGTAAATTTACTTGATCCATGTAGTTGCGTAGATCAGAAGCCACAGCTTTTTTTAATCTCTCTTTAAATTTTGTTCTAAATTTACTGATATTAAATTTTCCAGGCCCATCTCTTTTTTCTAATATCCATCCGATAGTTAATGCCGTTTCTCTTTCATCCATGCGTATATGATTACACGATTCATAGAGATCCATTAGGCCTAGTAAAAAATATGTTATTTCTTTATCGTTAATTAATAATTGCATTTTTAATCTTTCTTTAAAATTTTCCAAGCCGTACCATTGCTTATTTCTTCAGCTGTAAACTGTCCATAGGCCAACGACTGACAATGTTTTTGTATTAGCTTTTCTTTAGGGTAATACGGTGAATTTATCTTTGTTAAATCAGTTTCGGCTAACGGAGATGCCGCACAAGATACTGAAACAAATGCTGGAACACCGTAAGCTATAGACTCCATAGCTGCAATGCTGTTAAACGTAACTGTGGCGAATACGCCGTCGTCAAGTGCGTCATAAATCGAGTAATGTTGACGTTGACCTCTAGAACCTTTTTCTCTAATTACAATTTTTTTATCGGTGAGTTTCTTAATTGTTTGTATAGTAGAGTTTTTCCATTCTTCATAATCTATTCCGAAAAAATCACATGACTTAGGGTTAGGAATTACAACTAATATTTTGTCTCCGGGTTTTTTCCAACCCTTCCATGCTAATCTAGGATCAGACTTTACAAGAGAATTCCATCGATCGGACGGAAAATCTTCAATGACTGATTTTTGCAATTCATTCTTAACTACCCTATGCCATATCTTTTTTCCACTAGGATTTCCCGGACTAAAAAAATTTCCAAAGTATCCTGTATCCATATAATAGAAATCTCTATTTTGTGATTCGGCTGCACGAATATATTTTCTTTTGATAATGCCACGAACAACTAATGCTGAACTTGTATCATCGTAATTAGTACTACATTCATGATTAGTGCTGTTGACAAACGATTCTTCCCAACTAATATCTTCTACCATAGTTCCTCTAACATTTGTTTTGCTTTTCCTGAACGCATTTCGCCTATGTGAAACTGTCCATATGCAAGATGACAACCCCATGCATATAGTTTATCGTGGTCTGGATAATATGGTGTATCTATTTTGCTTAAATCTTGAAGGCTAACTGGACTGGCAGCGTTAGCAGGTGCTAACGTGAATGCTGGAATTCCTTGGAATATAGATTCCGAAGCAGCAACGCTATTAAAAGTTACTAAAGCAAATACATCGTCATTAAGTGCCTGTTCTAATGTATCGTGCACCACTCTATCAATTCGATTTGGTGCACGTTCTCTAACAACTACAGGCCTATCAGTATGTTGTTTGATAGTATCTACAGTGTCTTGCACCCATTGATCTAAATCAATTCCGTAATACTTACAAGGCTTTTCGTCGGGTTTTGCCACTAAGATTTTTCTTCCGTCTTTCTTCCAAGGATTGAATTTCTTATTAAAAATTTTAAATCGATCATCGGGTCGTGTAGTTATCTCACCGTGTTGTAGATCGTTCTTTACAATACGATGCCAATATTTCCAGCCGTTGGGATTACTAGTAGTTCGTTCGTTGCCAAAATATCCAGTGTCGACATAATAAAAAGTACGCTTCTCAGAAATACATTTCTTTATAATTCTTTTCTTTAAAATTCCGCGAAGTACAATAGGACAAGACGATTCTTCAAAGGTGAATCTAACAGGATCTATAGGACGTTCTCCGCACCCAGCTGCAAATTGATTAATATAATCATCCTCTGCTCCTTTACTTAAGAATATCCACTTATTCATAGATTATGCTGCAAGCAGTACTCTGTATAGATACGTTCTCGATGCCATTCATCGCCCATTGGTGTTGTTGCAAATTCGTGAAAGCTAGGAGTACCTAGTGTGTAATGAAGTAATTTAGCGTTTGGGTTAGCGCCAAATTCGTCGGGCAACCAATTCCACTCTTTAGGCAATTCACCAATTTCTGAATTATCTAACCAAGTAAATCTGTGCAGTTGCGCACCAGTAGCTGATTGAATAAATTCCGGAGTAATCTGCGTATTCTTTGGATGATTGCAATTCCAAAGAATAACACTAGACCAATTCTTTCTAGGATAATTTTCGTTTTTAGCACCAAGATACTTTTCTGTCATTTTAGTTTGATAATCATGTTTAACTACCATTACTGCTTTGCTTTCGTCTCGGAGAGCCCACAACTTTTCAATGTCATCTCGAACTAACATATCGCCGTCCATAAAGATTGCCCAACCGTTGTATTCCATAAGATGTGGCACAAGGAAACGACTATAGATAAACTGATTACTACCATCGGTGTGTGTCTCTTGATAATCTTGCATATTAGTTAATGCTAGTGGAGTAAACGAAACTGGTTTACTAGAATGTCTAATAATACTATTAGAGCATACATGGTATGCAATGGCCTCACGGTGGTCATAACCGATAAAAATGTTAATCATTTTCTTTCTATATCCTCTTCGATGCATTGTTCTCCGTATTGTATTTCTACAATTCTACAAGGTGTATGATACGGATTAGTTAGTTGATGCCAGTCGTGTACTGGTATTTTAAATTCATTGTGTATTGATAGCTCTTTGCTTGGAAGTGCATAGCCGTCAGGCATGGTACTATTCACTACACAGTTCCCTTCGCTAACAATCCAATATTCTGCACGATGCTGATGTCGTTGCATACTTAAACTGCAACCTGGATTAACCGTTAGTTCTTTGACTTTCATGCCCGGCACTTCGTGTAGCACACGATAGTATCCCCACTGACGTTCAGTCTTAGGTGCTTTCCATTCTTGTAATATCCAGCTACTTGAGTTCTTTTTGTCCTCACCACCGACTCCAAATACAAAATCTAAGTGGAGCATTTCTTCAAGTAGATCCATCTCTGGAATATTTTCTTTTGTTCGATCTCCGCCGTTAGCAAAGATAATTTGAGCATTTGGATGTATTGCTCTAACTTTCTTAATGGCATCCTTAGCGCTGTTATCACTGTCATCAAAGTTAATAACCCGATCAACAGTATGGAGTGCTGCTATGATAGTTGCACGTTCTTCCCAGGGCATGAATTCTTGCCCTTTCTTTCGACGTAGCCATTCGTCAGAGTTTACACCGACGACTAAGGAATCGCCAAGTTCTCTAGCTGCATTGAGGTAGGCGATATGCCCGGAGTGTATTGGGTCAAAGCCACCGGTAATTAAAACGATCTTTTTCATGCAGATATTTATCTGCTACTATTATGATCGAACTTAAAGTGTGGCGTCTTCTAATCCCGCAGTGCGTAGTTTGACAATATTACTCAATTGCCACTGCTTAATGTCTAATGCTTTGATAATGCCTAGCCACTTGTTGCGGAGTAGAGCAAAATCGTTGATAATTTTCTCAAAGTCTACAACGTCAGCTTCACCTTCAACAAACTTTTCACAGTCCCTTGAAGATAAAGCTCGTTGATAGTTTTCCAAATACTTGCGAAAATGTTGACTACGAAGTCTACGAAGTTCAATGTTTAAGTACTCAAGGATACCTTCAATCTCTTGAAGTTGGTTAAATCGGTTTTCTACAATGCCAGGCATTTGCGCAGAGGCCTTCTCGATGCTTCCCGCTACGCGGACATCTTGTTTTGCTTGAATTAATTCAGCTTCATAATAAGCCACAGCATCAGGTATATATGAAATATCCTTCGAAACCCGATCATACCAATTCATTTATTCCTCATCTTCGTAATAATCATCTTCTTCTTCAATTTCCTCACCATCAATTGCATACTGGATGGCTTCGTCTAGGTAAGGATCTACTCCTTGTAGACTTTCTAGAATAGTGTCTTTAATACCGTGATCCAGTAGAGTATTAACAAAATCACTAGCCACACCCCCTCTAGATTTTTCTGGTATATGTTCTACTATTACACTCCAAATATCTGCAATTAAATCTTCTTTCATTCATTGACCTCCAAGTCTGATTCAACTGTAGTAGTTATCTCAGATGTGGTAATTTCTCCGTGTTTAGAAATATCTTCCATTGCAATGTCAAGACCGTCTTTCTCATTACGTTCCCAAGCCTTGCGGAACTGCTTAATGATCTCACCGTCTTTGGTAGTGTAGACAAGACTGTTCCCTTCTTTCTTCAGCAACCCTTTGGCTTCAAACAAGTCGACTAATCCACTATATGGACTCATACCTGTTTCATAAGGAATCTCAACCTGTACACTTTCAAACGGTTTTGCATAACGAGTTTTCATAATCTTACAAGCTGCACGAATACCTTGAACAGTCGTAGTCTTATTGCCGTCTGCATCTAGTTTCAATTTCAATTTACGCATAGCGACAACGATTGAACTTGCGTAGATGAAGCCTTGTCCACCTGAAATTTTATCATCTGGATCAAACATGTCTTGACTTGCGTAGGTGTGATTGGTACATACCATACCGATATTGTAAGCGCCAAACATATTAACACAATTACGAACCAGTGCGGTCAGTGCCTTAGGCTTACGACCCATATCACCTTTCATATCACCTGCTTGGAATTGATTAACATCAGTCGGAGTCAATAACATACCTAAGCTGTCAATGATAAACAATATCTTAGGACGATCTGCTTCATCCATTAATTTGTATTCTGCGATAAACTCTGTGATAGTTTTTGCCACATCGTCAATCATTGCCATGTTAAGTTTTAACAACTTGTCTGGACTTGTATCAACGCCTAGGGCATGTAGCCATTTTTCGTCAAGCGCATTTTCTGTATCAATTAAAATTGGATAAATGCCTTGTGCTTGTGCATTTTTAACTAGATTACCTGAACAGATAAAACTCTTTCCTGCACCAGATTCGCCAGCAAACACAGTTACTTTGCCTAACGGAATGCCTTTGTTAAAGTCTCCGCTAATCAAATAATTTAGTGCATAGTTGTTAGTTGAAACCCAATCAGTGGGATCATTAAAGCCAATACTAAGTCCGTCGATAGACTTAGTGATCGACTTTCTAAATTTAGAAATATCAAACGCTTTTGCCATCGTTATTCACCCTTTGGTAATTTTTTTGGACTTACTACGATGTCTGTCCGACCAATCGCTTGTAGCCAAGTATTCAATCTATTAATGATTACAGAATCGTCTTTAGGATTATCAAATCTAACATCGATATCTGCAACTGTGTCGTTGGTTTGGTCTTCGCGACTATTATAACTTAATGAAAAATTCTCGTTGATTTTTTGTACTCTTGCCATGTCATTCTCCTATAGTGGTAAGAGAGTGGGAGATTGTCTCCCACTCTGTACTTTAATTACTGAGGCTGTCTAGCACGAATCTTGGCAAGGATATCTTGCGCACGACTTGTACCTTCAGATGATGCTGCCGGGGCTGCTACAGGAGCAGGGGCTGCTACTGCCGGAGCAGGAGTTTCATCGTTATCCTCATCCACTGGAGTAGTAGATGCACGACTTGTAGCTTTGTTAGGATCACCTGTTGCTGAACCCATACCTGCTGGCTTGAAATATTGACCCCAACGTTCCATGTCATATGCTTCGCCGTCGACTGACGCTTCAAACATTTCTTTCATGACTTTGAGTTCAACATCAGTTGGCTTCTTAGGAAGGAAGTCTGACAAGTTATACAGTCCGTGAGTGTCGATGGCTGCTTTTTCTACATCGCTCAAAGCACGTTCACGACGACTCCATTTTGAAGTAGAATAGTCAGCGAAGCCACCTTTCGATGTCTTGGCAATGCGGAAGTCAAGACCTTTCAAGTAGTCTGTTGGCAACTCGTCCAATTCTGGATCCATTAGAGCTGAACGGATGATTTGATAGATTTGAGGACCGATGATGAATCTACGGATTGGATTTTCCGGAGTCTTTTCTTCGCGGAT